AAGTCTTTAACAGAGCCTTCATCAGCAGCAATATCTTTCCATGTTTTCTCTGTGTTAATACCTTTGGTTTCAAGTAGTTGCTCCAAGTATTTGTTTTTTACTTTGTATGACCCTGTCAGCGTCTTGTGCGTAAATACGTTAGCCCTTGTAGGCTCAATAGAAGGGCTTGTTCCACCACATATAATACTAGAACTAGCATTAGGGGCAATAGCAAGCAGATGGGAATTACGCAGGCCACTACCAGCCATGTCAGGAGCCTCCCCACGGTCTCCAGCCAAACGCCGGGAAGCCATCGTAGCTCTGTCTTTGATTGTTTTAAACGCTCTATTGTTAAAGCTGGAGGCGTACATTCCTTCAAAAGGGACTCCATTACGTTGAAGGTAACTATGAAAACCCATCGCTCCAAGACCAACCGCACGTTCTCTATATGCACTATAAGCGGCTTTTGTAAAGCCTGTTTTATCTGGTTCCACATTTTCTAAAAACTCCCGTCTGCTCATGCCAGTCTTGGGATAGCTATGGCTACCACCTGTGGCATTATCAATAAAGTGTTCAATGGTGTTATCTAACATGGTAATTAGATCATCAATGAACTGTTCATCGTCCTTCCAATCATCAAAGTATTCTAGGTTTACACTAGACAAACAACACACTGCTGTCCGTGACTCGCTGGTCGGTAGGGTAATCTCAGAGCATAGGTTACTCTGGCGTACCTGTAGCCCTAGCTCCTTCTGTTCCTCCGGCAGAGCCTCATTACAGCGGTCTAGGTTAACAATGTAAGGTTCACCTGTCTCTGCTCTGGTGTGCACTAGCTGCCACCACAAGTCCCTTGCTGATACAGTCTTGATGGCCTGCTTAGACTTAGGGTCAATCAAGCGCCACTGGTCATCATTCTTTACAGCCTGTAGGAACTCATCTGTTACTGTGATACCGTTGTGTAGGTTAAGACACTTACGGTTTAGATCACCACCAGTAGTCTTACGCATAGCAATGAACTCCTCCACCTCTGGGTGGCTGATGTCCATGTACGCTGCATAAGACCCCCTACGGGTTACACCTTGGTTGAAGGCCAGCATCTGACTGTCCACTACGTGCATGAAAGGGATGCTACCAGTAGACTGACTGCCGTTAGCAGTAGAAACGCCATTACTTCTAACATCACCCCAATATCCGCCCAAGCCTCCACCTCCACTTGCCAGCCATATGTTTTCATCATAGTGGTCGGATAAACCACGCCTTGAGTCAGGAACATAATTGAGAAAACAGCTAATAGGGAGGCCACGTGTGGTTCCCCCGTTACTAAGTATAGGAGTGCTAAAACCGAACCAACTCTTGCTTGCGTAGTTGTAAAGTCGCTGTGCAAGATCGTAGTCAGTAGCGCCTTGATACGTTGCACCATAGACGGACGCTCTGGCAAAGGCTTCTTGGGCATGTGTCTCATCCTTCCACAAGTATCTGTCCTTAAGTGTCTCTAGTGAGAACACATTAAGAGCTTCATCTCTGTCGTAGTCAATCTGGATACCTAGGTAATCCTGTAGTCCTATCTTATTTATCACCCGGATGCTCCAGCAAATAGTTAATCATTCTTTCTTCGTACCACCTAGCTTTACGTAGGTCTTCTATAGGTTTACCTTTGTACCTAAACCTCCACATGTACTTCAGGGCATTGCCACGTAGGTAGCCAATGTATTCATCATGTGTAAGCATACCTTTGATGGCATCAATGCACTCCATACCACCATTGTTGTAATGCTCTGGTCTGTTTACTGAGTCGTAGCTCTTAACCATAGCCTCCTCAGAGAACCTTGGATGCTCATTGGGTGCATCGTCTTCTATAGTCTTAAAGGCCATATTATTCCACTGCTCCGGTGTTATATTATCAATACTCATCTTGCTCTATCTCTGCTTCATCTTCGTCTACAGCTTCCTCAAAGTCCTGTAGGCGGGTAATAAATTTATCTTCAAACCTGTCCAGTAGTTCCTCAGATGTAATGTCCAAGGCTTCCAGTAAGTCTTCAGGGTCATAGCGTTTAAGGATACGCTCTATTACTTCATCCATTGTTAGTGACATGGTCTACATACTCATCCACTGTGTAAAATTCAAAACCTTCTTTATGGCACCACTGGCCCATAGTAATCTTAGAACCCTTCCTGACCTTCTTGTTGGGGTCTGACAGGACAAAGATTAACTTTATGGGTGCAATACTATCACGTATTGACGTATACTTCTGGGTGTCTCCTGCTCTAAAGAAACCTTTAGTTTCTATGTAGTCACCTGTCTTCTTATCTACAAAGTCTGGCTTGTACTTCCTGTGCATCACGTAGGGTACATCATATGGCTCATACAAGTACCTACGTTTAGGTGCTGACTGTGCAAATCGTTTCTCTAGACCAGACCTGTAGATACTCTGCTTACGTGATCTCTTGGACTTTAGGCTCATTAACCACCTCCGTTAAGTATCTTGGCCCTGTGGAGTACAGGAATGTACGTAGCTTAGGATAGCAAGCATGTTTGAAGTGACAGTAGGAGCAGCCCATAGCCAGCTTCTTGTTACCAGACTTGCCATCAGGCACTGTATCATGACACAGGGGTGGAGGCTCTTTAGTTTCCACCATCTCCTTAACATGTTTAATACGATCCGTTATATCTTCCTTGAGAACCTCATAGACAGGAGCCTGTGTATCCTCTAGGTCATACTTCAGATAAGTCAAGTGACCATTAGCTTTGTCCATAGCGAGCCAGCCTACCTGTGTTTCACCTTCAGACTTAGCGTATCCTTTGATTTGGTCTATGTACCCAAAGGGGTCATCAAATGCAAGTGTAGCATCCTTGAACTTCTTGAAGCCATAGGTGCTGGCAGACTTAACGTCAGTCACTATGCCATCAATTTTACAGTCCATGCTACCTGAGATACCTTCTACGGTTGCCTGTGCCTGCTCATGTGTCACTGTATGGCCTGCTAGTCTAGCAAACAATAGCAGCATCTCCTCAATGAGATGACCGTACATGAACTTCACAAGGGTGTGAGGCTGCATCTTCTCCTTTGGCCCTACATTGTTGTAGTGGTTCCACAGGAACCTGTCGGTCTTACCAATGTTGGACATACGTAGCTTACGTGCATCAAACCTACCACGTTGGGTAAACTCTTTACGCATAAGATCCTTACATGCTTCACCAAAGTCATCAATGATCTGCTCTGCGTCCACTGACTTGTCAGGTGACTTGTACTTCACAAGATCGTAGATGTCATCTATTAAGGTGTTAACTGTTTTCATCAAAGTATCCATCTAGTATTTCTTTAGCTACTGGTGCAGCAATTACAAACCATTCGTTCTTACTGCCATGAGTTTTCCTTAGTAGCTCATGTACCTCACTTTCTGCTTTACGCCTGTCATCAGTGTCGTAGGCTTTTATCAAGATGTAGTCCCTGTATGGGCTACCTGTCTGAAACTGCTTTAGCCTGTCCTCTGCGTCCACTGCCATGCCTATCTTAACCCAGCTAGGGTAAGCAGGACTGTACAGTATGTACACTTGTCCTTGCTTTGCAGTCTTGTAGTTATCTAAGGACTCAAAGGCTGCATCACCAAAGGACTTGTAGCGTCCGGGTTTGTACAGAGGATGTTTAACAGATATGTATTTCCCATTTACATACATTCTTTCTGGGTTATATTTTTTTACTCTTGTGTTATCGCAAGTCTTACATACATACCTTCTTTGTATCTTACACGACTTGTTCCAGTTATCTCCCAGAGACAGGGGAACTGAACAATGTATACACTCCTTAGTGAGTGTCTGCCCAACTACTTCCAACTTGGTAGTCTCCTGTGAGCTTACAGTTGAGTCCCAGTTCAATTCCTGCTGCTTCCAAGCAGGAGACTGCAAGTCTTCCGTACTTGTCTGCTTGGTCTTCTCTAACTTCTGCTTGTACTTCATCATGGATATTCCCCACAAAGTAATAGTCTAAGTTCCATAGTATAGCATACTCCTGTAGTAAACACAAGGCTTTTTTCATTACAATAGCGCCTGCACTTTGAAGCAATGTGTTCAAGGCTGAATGTTCTGACCTTATGTGTAGCTTCCTACCGTCTAATCCTTCAATGAACCCTTGGGCTGAGTCTCTTGCAGTCTTGTCTTTAAGATCTGCAAATGCTGGGAGATTAGACATAAATCGCTCTCTAAGAAGTCTACCAGCACCTGCGCCTCCTCCTGCCACTGTACCAAGTTTAGCATCTCCAGCGCCGTACAGGAGTGCGTAGATGAAAGTTTTAGCCTTATCTCTTGATTCAAGTCCTGCAAGGTTTTGGTTAGCTGTGTGGATGTCTCCGTTAATGACTTCATTGGTGTAGTCCTTATCGTTCATGTAGTGGGCTAACATACGTAGCTCTAAGCCACTAGCGTCAAACCCTACAAGTTTGTACCCATCTCTAGCAATCCAACACTGTCGGCATTCTTTGCCATACGGCGAGTAGCTTGCAGGTACTTGGGCCAAGTTAGGTTTAGAGTGTGTCATCCTACCAGTGACAGCACCGTTGGTATTTACATAGCCATGCACTCTATCTGTGTCTGGGTTAGCTTCATCTACCCATGACTGCACTTGAGCCACACGCTTTTGTAACATCAGGTACTCAGCTATCAACGCTGCCTGTGGTATGTCCTTGACAGTAGACAGTACTGCTTCATCTACTATTGGCTGACCTGTAGGGGTTAGCTTGCAAGGTTCCCATCCAAAGTCCATTAGGTACTCACCTATCTGCTGTCTTGAGCCAAGGTTAAATGGCTTGAGCATCTTACGCATGAAGGGAGTCCTGTCACCGGACTGTTGTACCTTCTGGTATTCTTCGTCAGTGAGTCCTACCTTAGACAGGCTGCCATCCTTCTTGGTCTTTGGCACTACCTGTTTAACGTCCACCCACTTAGGTTTGAATACCTTATGTACTTCATCCTCTACAACCAGCTTGCGCTCCTTCAGGGTAGCCAGCAAGTCCATCGCATGTCGCATGTCCAAGAGCCAGCCATTACGTATCTGCTCTTGAGTTATCCACTGCACTTCATGTTCAAGGTCAATGGACTCTGGGCTAAAGTTACGTAGCTCTAGCTTCATCTTGTTGTATGCCTTAGCTGTCACACGGACATCTTGGATACAATAAGCAATCATCTCAGGAGACAGGCATGTCCAGTCACTGTGGTCGCCTTTAGGGAAGCCTAGTATCTCACCCCAGTTAGACAGTCTGTGACCGCCTTCCCGCTGTGGGTTAGCTAGTCTGGACATAACCAAAGTGTCCTGTACTCTGCTCTTGTCCACTGTGATGTCCCACAGCTTCTCTAACACTGGAATGTCAAAGCCTATGAGGTTATGGCCTACCACTGGGAAGTCACCTTCCAAGGTTGCAGCTAGGCTGTCCCTGTCGTAGTGCTCCAGTACATTATCATCCTGCATGGTCACTGCCAGCCAGATGGTGTCGGGGTCTAGGCCATTGGTTTCTATGTCTAGGAACATAGGCTTATAGCTCATTGACTGCGTCCTCCTTTGGCTTACTTGTCTCTGACATTCTACCAGTAAAATTGTCATACTTCAAGTAACAGCAAGCACCAGTCAAACCTGAGTAACGGTTCTTGAGGATACGTACCGTAGTGGTGTTCCTTTTTTCTATGTTCTCATCTTGCTGGTCACGCTCCAAACCAATGACCATGTCGGATAGCTGTGCAATAGCCTGTGAGCCTCTTAGTTCACTTAGACTTATCTGACCTCCATCCTCATGTGCTTTGCCTTGGGTGCGCTTTAGGTGAGACACAAGGAACAAGCCTATGCCTAACTCCTGCACCAGTGACCTTAGCTTGGTCATGATAGCATCAATGGCCTTACGCTCATCACCATTGTCCTGTGCTGACACAACGATGGACAGGTGGTCTAGGATGATCCACTTGCAGTCCAAAGCCTTAGCCATGTACCTGACCCTAGCTAACAGATTGTCCTCACTGGTACTGCCCCAGTGGTCAAACAAGTAGTACCTGCCTGTGCCAAGGGTGTCCTCCCAGTAAGGGAATGCTATCTCTGGGTCTAGGTCTTCCTCAAGGTGCAAAGGGCAGTCTGCTTCCACTGACATGATGCCCAGTGCGGTGCGAGCTACGTCTTCCTCCAAGGCTAGGATGCCAATGTTGTCCTCCGTTGCCCTTAGCAGGTAGTGCTCTAGCTCCCTAACCATCTGTGATTTGCCCATGCCCGAGCCACTGGTGATGGTCACTAGCTCGTATGGTCTAAAGCCTTTGGTGTAGGTGTTGAGTCCCTGCCACGGGTATGGTATGGACTTGACCTTAATTTTGTTGGTCAAGGCATCCCATGTGTCACTACCTTGGATGATGCCATCAGGCTGGTAAACCTTGGCATTCCACCATGCGGAAGTAAACTCCCTTACCTTGTTAGCCAACAACATCTCGTTGGCGTCCTTCATGGGTAGCTTGGCTATCTTTAGCTTGCTTGGGGAGAACAAGTCCTTTATGTCATCTACGGCTTGCTGTCCTGCCTTGTCTGTATCAAAGCAGACCACAATGTTATCGTAGCCTTCCAAAAAGTCTAGGTTCTCTTTTATTTCCTTAGCTGCTGAGGATGCACCATTGCGTAACGAGACTACGTCCCACTTACGTTCAAACATCTCAGCTACACTAAGGGCATCTATCTCACCTTCTGTTATGGTGATGTATTTACCCTTACCTTTGCACGTTTGCTGACCAAACAGACCTACATTAGTAGTCATGTCACCTGTCGCATGGAAGTCTTTAGTCTTCACATGGCGTACCTTGGTGGCCTTTAGTTCGTCACTGTCTGTGCTGTAGTACGGGTAGATGTGCTTGGCTATCTCACCGGCTGCATTATACTCAACCATGACATTGTATTTTCTACAAGTCTCTTGGCTAAGTCTTCTGTCGGGTATAGCTGCTATGACGCCTGCTGCTGTCATATCTTCCAATGGCCTCCTTGGTTGGGGCTGTAGCGTTACTACGTTGCCATTTGAATGTTCGTGATGATCGCATAGGTTTGAGAAGCAATGCGCTGACCCGCTGCTATAGCGAGCCAGTGCATCCTTAGAGCCACACTTGGGGCATGGCTCATGTCTTACAAACGGATCATCCTTGCTATGCCTATAGGTCTGCATCAATCCCACTGCTGTCTTCCGCTACTTCTACCACCCTAATTGCATTTAGGTAGGTTGGAGTACCATGGACTGGGTGTGGCGTACCTGTCTTGTAGCTAAGGCGTACCACTGAACCTCGTGGAATGTTACCAACAAAGGGCTGGTCGTTAGCATCAATGACCTTTACGTTGAACTTACTAGCAAACTTGCGTTGCTTGTTACCGTCGTAGTCTCTTAGCTTTACACCTTGCTCAGACAAGATCTGTGCATTTTCATCGTCTAAGGTTACAGTCAGTGTATACCGTCCTGTGTCCTGTCCGTTATACACCTCTGTGCTGTCCAAGTGAGCAAACGCTGCTTTACCACTTACTACTGCCATATCAATACCTCTAAGGTTTAGTTAAGTTTACTAAAGTAGACTAAAGAATAATCATAATGATTAACATAATGTTATCCCTTAGCCTCTTTAGAGTACTAGTGTAACATGAGATACACTAATCTTGTGGAGAATTAACTTGAAAAATTTTCATGTTCCTTAGTTATCCTCATTATTCCTTCAACATGTTCAATAAAATCTTGTGCTTCTGTGTCCCTGACTTGCTTCTGGTCTGGAAACCTTGCCTTCAGTTCCTCTACGCTACAGGGGTGGCATAAGTCTCCTTTGTCTAGGTCAGTCTGTAGCGTATCACAGGCTTTGCAGCGCATTAGTGTACCTCCTGAGACTCTGGGCCTACTAACTGCGCGTATAAGGTCTCTAAATCGCCCGTAGAGCGTTTTTCTAGGTCTTCTGATAGGTAGGCACTGCTTATCGTTAACATCTCGCTAACAGCCATCACGTTGAGCCTATAGTCAACTAAAGTTTGCACTATTAGATCCCTTCTGTCTTGCTCTGGGTCTGGTTCTTGGTTACTTGTAACGTCTTCCTCGTAGTATGTTGTGCTCATTTGCTATACACCTCTACCAAGCCTCTCCAATCATTGATAGCCAGCCGCGCCATTTTCCTATTGTGCGCTATGTACCATGAACGCTTGCCAAAGTGATAGCCAGTAAAGCACCGGCCCACTGAAATCCCCCAACGGCTCTTATATTTTCTTAGTCTGTAGATCATTATCTTTCATCCTCTTTTAGCATTAATTCTTTGGGCTTGAGTATACCACAAATTAAACAAGATTCTACTGTCATAACTCCACCACTCTTTCTATATCATAAATAACTTTTGATAACTTGTTGGCACGTTCTAGTAAAGACTGTGCAAGCAGTACGGCTTCTTTCTCGTTACAAGCCGTAAGCGTTAATTCTACAGTAACGCCATATTCTCTTGGTTCAGGATCAAACAACGGCTCGTGTAGATCGTGAATATCTCTAGCGTCGGCACGTTCTCGTGCTGCATCAATGTCGCCTATGATGGCGCTGCCCAGTGTATTGAATAAATCCATTGTTTACCTTCTTCCTTGTGGTGATTTTTTCCAGTGTGATCGTCGCACAATATATTTAACCTGTCCAAGGGAAATCCCCAGCTTAAGGGCTATTCCTTGCTGCTGGACGCCTTGTAGGTAGAGCTTCCGCACCCTTGGCTCCAATGGGTTTGCTGTTGGCTGATAGAACACTTCAAACCTTTTATCCTGTGCCCTTATTGCTTCAATCATGAGGTTATCCCTAGCAGGAAGGCCCACACAAGATAACCAAAGAGGACTAAAGAGACACCTACGCTTGCTCGGTTTAGTGTCTGGTATATAGCTTGCTCGCGCTGTTGGTGCTCACGCTCTGCCCTACGTGATAAGGTATAATCTGTTCTCATTGTTTCAAGTCCTTTGCTGTGAAGCCATAGCGAGCTAGTGAGGTTGCCAGATGCTTTTGCAGTACTTGCTCATCTGACAGGGCTGTATTGGTTTTCTTATCAGCGTCAGAATGTGCTATTTGCAAGCGGTAAGGTTCATCGCCTCCCGCTTCCTCTGTGTAGATTTTGACGCTGTAAAATGTTCCTCCGGCTGTTGTCACTGTTTTAATGGTTGCCAAGTCGCCGAGGCTGTTGGTCGCTGTTTGCATGGTCTTATGCTCCTATAGTTTACCATCGTTGTATAGTTCAAAAACAATATCTGTTAAAACGTCATATTCGTCGTCGCTGAGGTTGTCCGCTGACACTGTAACACCGTTAGATGTGTAGCTGTACACAATGACGTTGAAGGGTGTCGGGTTTACTACCTCATCAATTTGAAAATCTATGTTAGTTATTGTCATGCTTCTATGCCTCCCCGACTAGGTTGTGTAGGTCAGACTGAGGCACTAACTCCACACTATCAGAGACAGCAGCTAACCACTTGTTGAGGTGCTTGCTGGTAGTTACTGACCATTTTTTCTCTGTGCGTATGTAGCGCCCACTGGGAAGCATTGCTGCCACTGGTGTCTCATAGCTAAAGAATACAACTGAGCCACAAGGTAAGCTGAGTTCTGTCTGGTTTGACGCGATTTGTCTTAGTTTCATTGGTTCTACCCTTCTTTTGTTGTGTTGTGTTTGGCTAAGGTAGCAGAGCTACCGCGCAGCTTCGCTGCTAATGCTGCCACTGATAACCCCTGATTGCAAGGGTTATCTATAGAGCACTAGGCTGAGGTTACTCTTCGTCTTCGTAGGTTTCCTGAATGAACGTCACATCAAAGCTTGCGTTCCAACCAGCTAAGGCGTGAACATTCCAACCTTTTTCCACTAGGGCATCGTGTAGAACATTCTCGATCATTTGGCTCAACTTTTCGCCTATGAATGCTTGAAACTCTTTGTCCGTTGAATGAACGAATTGCTGTTCGGTTGTCTGTGTTGCCATGTCGTTTCCTCGTTTCGTTTAATGTGAAGCCATTATGTCTAACGCATACCACAATGTAAACAAAGATCTTAGATCATTTAGGTATAAGCATTGGTGGTCTTATATCTACCTGGGGATACCTTATTGGCTACTATATAGATCCACACTCTTTGGCATTCTCTAGTCTTCTCAAGTCTACCCAAGTCCACTAATGCTAACCGTTAGACTCCGGGGTGTATACCCATAGGCCCCTTAGTCTAACTGTTGTAATCTATTGCGCACCTAAGTCTAACCGTTAGGCTCTTTGGTTGTCCCTTAGTCTAACTGTTGGGTGGGTTGCGTATAAAGGGACGGGGGTGTCCTGTGCGCGATACTTTTTATTGTAGTTGGCACTCCAGTACTCAAAAGTAGAAATTAGAAAACTACAGTAAAATAATAAAAAAGTAAGTATTCACTAACTTATGTAACCTCTTGAATACACAAGAGAAATTAAAACTTTGACTCAGTCTAAAAAATAACAGTAAAAAGTACTTGACAAATGCTTAAAAATATGCTATAATAAATAGGTATTCTTAGATAGCTTAAGGTAAATACATTATGGATAATCAAGATGATCCTCCTAAGCGTAAGCGAGGTAGACCTAGGAAAGATGAGGTAGTTAAGAAGACTAGTGGCTCTAGAGGTAAGGTAGGTAGACCTAAAGGAGATGCTTCAATTATCAATGAGTATAAAGCTAGGATGTTAGCTAGTCCTAAGTCTCGTAGAGTACTAGATAGTATATTTGATGCAGCACTTAATGATGACCATAAGAATCAAGCTGCTGCTTGGAAGCTAGTAATGGATCGTATGTTACCTCTAAGCTACTTTGAAAAGGATAGTGCTGGAGGTAGATCAGCAGTATCCATAACAATCTCAGGTATAGGTGGAGGTTCTGTAAACAACCCAGAGGTTGTCTGTGAGACAGATGTTACACCTAGCCCTAATGAAACTATTGAAGGAGACTATACAAACAATGACGTTTAAGTACTTCAATAGGGAAGAGTTTGCTTGTAAAGCTACAGGTGAGAATGAGATTGATGATGAACTAATCTTTGCTTTAGATGAGCTTAGAGAACACTGTGGTTTCCCTTTTGTAATCACAAGTGGCTATAGATCCCCTGACCATCCTATTGAGTTAGGTAAAAAACAACCCGGTACACATGCACAAGGTATAGCTGCGGACATAGCTGTATCCTCTGGTCTACAAAGGTACACTATAGTAAAGAATGCTATTAAGTTAGGCTTTACTGGTATTGGTGTAGCCGGAGGCTTTGTGCATGTAGACATTAGGGCTACTGATACACCTGTAATGTGGACATATAGTTAATGGCTAAGAAAAAAAAACAGCCTGAGTTTCTTGACAGGATAGAGAATCCAGAGAAGTATCCTGTTATACAGAACGAAGATGGGTCTATATCTACACATGAAATGTCTGCTGAAGTAGACGAAGAAGGTAACTGGTTTGTGTTTCCTAACATTGTTATGCTAGAAACAGGTGAGTTGTATAGGTTCAAAGACCCAATGCAAGCTAGAGCATACAACATGAAAACAGGTAACTTCTTGCCTATGACATCTAAAAAAGAAGCTATAGATTATGCTAAAGGCGGGTACAAGACACCTAAGTTTATTGAGTTTGGTGAAAACTATGGGAAGGTACGTTAGTGATTACTAACAGAGAATACCTAAAGACCTTAGCACAACATGAAGACCTAAACTGGGATGGAGATCCTGATTTAGATGTTGAGTATGAATGTGCAGAGGAAGAAGATTTAGACGAGTATGTAGTCAAGTACTTCTATGACTGAACTAAACATACAACTGCTTGATTGGCAGAAGAAGGTCTGGGCTGACGATACTAGATTTAAGATTGTAGCTGCTGGTAGACGTACAGGTAAGTCCAGACTAGCAGCTTGGATGTTAATTGTAAATGCTCTACAGGCAGACAAAGGCCATGTGTTCTATGTAGCTCCAACACAAGGACAGGCCAGAGACATCATGTGGCAAACACTATTGGAGCTGGCGCACCCTATTGTAACCTCTAGTCACATTAACAACCTACAGATTAAACTGGTCAACGGTGCAACCATTAGCCTCAAAGGTGCCGACAGACCTGAGACTATGCGAGGTGTGTCACTAAAGTTCTTAGTGATGGACGAGTACGCTGACATGAAGCCAGAGGTGTTTGAGCAGATCCTTAGACCTGCCTTGGCTGACCAAAAGGGTGGTGCATTGTTTATTGGTACACCTATGGGTCGTAACCACTTCTATGACCTGTACAAGTACGCAGAGCTAGAGGACGATGAGTCCTATGAAGCATGGCACTTTACAAGTTACGACAATGAGCTACTAGACCCAGATGAGATTGACCTAGCTAAAAAGTCTATGTCATCCTATGCCTTCCGTCAAGAGTTTATGGCATCCTTTGAAGCTAGAGGCTCAGAGATGTTTAAAGAGGACTGGGTTAAGTTTGGTGAGACACCAGAGATAGGTGACTACTACATAAGCATTGACTTAGCTGGCTTTGAGGACGTAAGTAAAAAGAGAACTAAAAACTCTAAGCTGGATGAATCAGCCATTGCTGTTGTAAAAGTAAATGAGAATGGCTGGCACCTAGAGAACATTATACATGGTCGCTGGGACTTAGCGGAAACAGCTAGGAAGATCTTTGAGGCTGTGCGGGACTACAGGCCCATCAGTGTAGGTATTGAAAGAGGTATCTCCAAACAAGCTGTTATGTCTCCCTTAATGGACTTGATGAAGCAACGTGGTAGATTTTTTGTTGTAGAAGAGCTAACTCACGGCAACAAGAAGAAGACAGACAGAATTATGTGGGCCTTACAAGGTAGATTTGAGAATGGTCAGATTACCTTGGGCAAGGGTGAATGGAACAGTAGATTCTTAGACCAGTTGTTTCAGTTTCCAGATGTACTAACACATGATGACCTTGTGGATGCCTTTGCGTACACAGACCAACTGGCTAAAGTAGCCTACTCATATGACTTTGAGATTGATGATCTTGAAGTATTAGACGTTGTAACAGGATATTAACATGCCTAGAAAAGGATTATATGCCAACATACATGCCAAGCGTAAGCGTATCAAGGCCGGTAGCGGTGAAACGATGCGTAAACCCGGTGCTAAAGGCGCTCCTACCACCAAAGCATTCAAAAAAGCAGCCAAAACAACCAGAGACAAGAAGCTAAGGGGTAACAAGTGATGGACTACGGCGATAATGACGTTCTATCAAGCGATGAACACCTAGAAAACTGGGTAATGGCTAAGTGTGACTCATGGCGAGACCACTATGAGTCTAATTATTCGGAAAGATTTGAAGAGTTTTACCGTTTATGGCGGGGTATCTGGGCAGCAGAGGACATGGAGCGCAAAAGTGAGCGTTCACGTATCATTTCACCTGCATTACAGCAGGCTGTAGAGTCCAGTGTAGCAGAAATTGAGGAAGCAACCTTTGGTCGTGGTAGTTATTTTGACATTACCGACGATATGGGTGACGCAGAGGCTCAAGATGTCGTTTATTTGCGACAAAAGCTGCATGAGGACTTTGAGAAGACACAAATACGCAAGCAAGTAGGTGAATGTCTTATCAACAGTGCTGTATTTGGTACTGGTGTAGCTGAAGTAGTGCTAGAGGAAGTCAAAGAGATGGCTCCTGCTACACAGCCTATCATGGACGGACAGCTACAGGCAGTAGGTGTTAACGTAACAGATCGTACTGTAGTCAAACTACGCCCTGTAATGCCTCAGAACTTTCTAATTGACCCAGTAGCTACGTCCATTGAGGACGCTATAGGCGTTGCTGTGGACGAGTTTGTACCAAGACACAAGGTACAACAGCTACAGGAAGAAGGTGTCTACAGGAACGTATACGTAGGTCAGGCGGCTAGTGACTACGACCTTGAGCCAGACCAAGACCTAACAAGTTATGACGATGACAAGGTACGCCTAACTAAGTACTACGGTCTTGTGCCTCGCTACCTACTAGAGATTGGCGAGAAGGAAGCTCTGCTTGACGAAGATGAAGACATTGCTGATATTGAAGTAGAGGAACCAGAGAACGATGAACAGGATGCCAGCTATTACGTGGAAGCTATTGTGGTTGTCGCTAATGGAGGCATCCTACTAAAAGCAGAAGCTAACCCATACATGATGCAGGATCGTCCTGTAGTAGCATTCCCTTGGGATGTAGTACCCGGTAGGTTCTGGGGCCGAGGTGTATGTGAAAAGGGCTACAACAGCCAGAAGGCGCTTGATACGGAGCTACGTGCACGTATTGATGCCCTAGCCCTAACAGTACACCCAATGATGGCTATGGACGCTACACGGCTTCCTAGAGGCTCTAGGCCAGAGGTACGCCCCGGTAAGATCATCTTGACCAATGGCGACCCTAAGACTGTACTCAATCCATTTAACTTTGGTCAGGTTAGTCAGATTACATTTGCACAGGCAGCAGAACTACAAAAGATGGTTCAGATGTCTACAGGTGCTATTGACTCCGCTGGTATCCCCGGTAGTATCAACGGTGACGCTACGGCTGCTGGTATCAGTATGTCCCTTGGTGCAATCATCAAGCGTCACAAGCGTACCCTGATTAACTTCCAGCAGTCCTTCTTGATTCCATTTGTCAAGAAGGCTGCTTGTCGTTACATGCAGTTTGACCCAGAGAACTATCCTGTCAAGGACTACAAGTTTAACACTACATCTACTCTAGGTATCATTGCCCGTGAGTACGAAGTAACGCAACTTGTGCAACTACTGCAAACCATGCCAGCAGAGTCTCCACTGTACAACACGTTAATCCAGTCAATCATTGACAACATGAACCTGTCTAACCGTGAAGAACTAATGGCTAAGTTGGCTCAGGCAGAGCAAGCCTCACAGCCTACTGAAGAACAACAGCAGATGCAACAAGCGGCTGCACAGGCACAGATGGCCTTCCAGCAGTCACAGACAGCAGCACTTAACGGTCAGGCACAGGAGTCTAGTGCTAGAGCACAGAAGATTGCTGTAGAGACACAGCTTGCACCACAGGAGCTACAGATTGACCAGATTAAGGCAGTCACTGCTAACCTGAAGGCAGGCGACCAAGAGGACAAGGAGTTTGAGCGTCGTATGAAGATTGCTCAGACATTCTTGAAAGAGAAAGAGATTGACCTAAAGAATCAACCTCAACAACAACCACAGCAACCAAGTCAACCCCTTAGACTACAACAAGGATAAATTGATGGTCGTAACACGTACAGAACTAACTCAAATAGTAGAGCAAGTCAACAAGAAGTTTGAAGAGCTAGAATCTAAGATTAAAGAGTTAGAGGAAAAAAATGTTAAGAAACTACCGAACAAGAAGGCGGCGTAATGCCTAGTCCACGTAGAGGTAAAGCTAAAGTAAAAGTGACTTCCAGTGGTAAAAAAGTCTCTTATGGTCAGGCAGGTCAAGCTAAAGGCGGTGGCCCTAGAGTAAAGCCGGGAACCAGTAAGGGCGACAGCTACTGCGCTAGGTCACTAGGTATTAAAAAGCGTCTTTCTAAAAAGAAGCAGAATGATCCTAATACACCTAATAACTTATCACGTAAGCGTTGGAAGTGTTCTGGCGCTAAGTCCATGAGGGCTAACCAAACACTAGCCCGTAAAACAAGAACTAGGAGGAAGTAAATGCCATACGGTAAAGGAACATACGGAAATAAAGTAGGCCGTCCACCTAAAAACAGCAGAAGGGCAACGCCAAAAAACCGGCGTACTAAAACTATTGGTGGACGTAGGGGCCGCTAATAATGATAGCAGAGATAAGTGCAATTGTTGCTGGTGTCAATGCTGCTACATCTGCTATCAAGCGGGTAGCGGAGACAACCAATGACATCTCAAGTATCTCTGGTTTCCTATCGTCCCTTGGTGGTGCAGAGGTTGAACTAGCAAGAGCGCAGAATGAAGGTAAGCTATCTGAAGCAGATGCTGTCAAAGCTGCACTAGCCAAGAAACAAATACAAGAGACTATGAAGGAGATTAAAGATCTTTTTACAGTCAGTGGTAACGGACAGCTATACAACGAAGCTATGTCTGCTATGGCTGAAGCAAGGAAGGCTAAACAACTAGAGTTAGCTAGGAAGGCAGCAGCTAAGAAACAATTTTGGAAGGAGGTTAAACAGTACTCAGCTATCTTTAGCGTTGTAGTTATACTACTACCTATGATACTTGCACTTTTAATTAACTTTTTATTAAAAAACACTTGACAAATACAAAAAAGTATGCTATAATAGATAGGTACTTTACGTACATTCAGTATTCTTTAACAAAGGTAAAATACTTATGACTCAAGAGTTAGAAACATATTTTAACAATTACTTCTCAATGTTTCGTTCAGAAGGCTGGAAACAGCTAATCTCTGACTTACAGGGTAATGTTGGACAAATCAACTCAGTAGAGATGACTACGGATAATGATAACTTGAACTTCCGTAAGGGACAGTTAGCTATCCTAGCAACCATACTTAATCTTGAAACACAGATTGACAATGCTCAATCACAAGCAGAATCAGAAGACTCTGAGGAAGCTGTAGATGAGGTTGTTTGATTTTAGATGCCCTTGCGGTAAACTGTTTGAAGATTTAGTTAAGTCTAATGTCACAACTTCTAGGTGCAGTTGTGGCTTGGACGCTAAACGTGTTATCTCCCCGGTGAGATCTAATCTTGAAGGTATCAGTGGAGACTTCCCTGATGCACATGACAGATGGGTTAAACGTAGGGAACAACACATGGCACATGAGCGAAGGCAAACCTCGTAGAGAACCTTCATAATAAAAACCTCCACAATACTAAGGTACGGAGTTAATAATGGCTAAGATTATTGAACCTGAGCGTCAGGATAATCAAGAAGAGAACGAACAACAACTAGAGATGTTTGCACAACCAGAGGAACAACAGGCAACCCCTGAACCACAGGAACCTGAGATACCTGATAAGTACAAAGGCAAGACTGCTGAAGAGCTTGTACAGATGCACCAAGAAGCTGAGAAGCTATTGGGCCGACAGAGTTCTGAAGTAGGTGAGCTACGTAAGGTTGTTGATACGTATATCCAGACACAACTCACAGAAGATACGCAACAAGCACCACAACAAGACGAAGAAGTAGATTGGTTTACAGACCCTGATAAGGCTGTAGACAGGGCTATTCAGAACCATCCTAAGATTAAGGAAGCTGAAGCCGTAACGCAACAGTATCGTGCAAGCACTGCACTATCAGAGCTACAACGTAAGCACCCTGATATGCAACAGATTTTGCAGGATAATAACTTTGCTGAATGGATTAAGGCATCTAATGTTAGGACTAAGCTGTTTGTAGCAGCAGACCAGCAGTACGACAGTGAAGCCGCTGATGAGCTATTTAGCTTGTGGAAAGAGCGACAGAACATTGTACAGCAGACTGCCGCTGTAGAGGAGCAATCCCGTAAGCAAGCAGTTAAGGCAGCTTCTACTGGTAATGCCAGTGGCAGTAATGAATCAGCACCTAAGAAGATCTACCGACGCGCAGACATTATTAACCTTATGAGAACCGACCCTGACCGCTATGCTGCTCTACAACCAGAGATTATGAAGGCATACGCAGAAAAACGGGTCAGATAGTATATCTTAGGAGATATTTATTATGACTGATTCAGTATATCCCGCAACTGGCGGGTTTGTTGACAACACTAGCGCAGCTACTTTTATTCCAGAAATTTGGAGTGATGAGATTGTTGCAGCCTACCAGAAGAACCTCGTATTGGCAAACCTTGTCAAGAAGATGTCTATGGCTGGCAAGAAGGGTGATACCATCCATGTGCCTAAGCCTGTCCGTGGTGATGCTCATGCTAAAGCTGAGAACACTGCTGTAACGGTTCAGAACGCTACGGAAGGTGAAGTGCAGATCTCTATTGACAAGCACTTTGAATACTCACGTCTGATTGAAGACATTACGGACGTACAGGCTCTTAGCTCACTACGTCAGTTTTACACGGAAGATGCTGGCTACGCTTTGGCAAAGCAAGTTGACACCGACCTGCACAGCTTGGCTACTGGCCTTGGTTCTGCTGGTACGTCTTCTACGACTTACCTCAACAATGGTGGTACGTTCTTTGTAGACGCTACCAACGGCCTGTCTACCTATACGGCTGACACTGTAACCACTGCTGATGTATTCACTGACGCTGGTTTCCGTGCTATCATCCAGAAGCTAGACGATGCTGACGTACCAATGGAAAACCGTTGCTTCGTCATTCCTCCTTCAGTACGCAACACCATCATGGGTATTGACCGTTACGTAAGTTCTGACTTCGTAAACAACGGTCAAGTAACTGGTGGTCAGATTGGTCAACTGTACGGCATTGACGTATTTGTTAGCACCAACTGCCCTGTTGTTGAAGCTGCTGGCGACAACTCTGCTTCCTCTGTAGACTCTTTGGGCGCATTGCTGTTCCAGAAGGATGCAATTGTAATGGCTGAGCAACTGGGAGTTCGTTCTCAGACTCAGTACAAGCAAGAG